GACTCCCTGCAAGGGGACCTCAACAAACTGAAGGCGTCATTCGCGGATGCCTTGGGGGTATCTGCCAAGGGCGGTTCAGAGAGCCTGCGCGAGTCGCTGGTGCGCCTGCGCGACGTGGTGGAGTCCGACGGGTTCAAGGCCGGTGTGGACGCACTGATACGCGGGTTCGCGGGACTTATCAGCATAGCCTCGGTAGTTGCCGAGGTGCTGACGTCTCCGGCGGGCCTTGTGGGAGCGTTTGCAGCCTCCGGCACGGCGCTCTATGCCTTGTCTACAGCCGCGTTTACCGCGAGCGGCGCCATGGGAACCCTGTTCGCAGTCCTCGGGACAGTGTCCAAGTTCACATTCTGGGTGACGCTCATCACTGGGGTGGCCCTTGCCGTTGGGTACCTGTGGGAGAAGTTGTCGGAAAAAACTCCGGCCGAGCAAGCGTCCAGCAATATGGACAAACTCATCAAGAAGCAGAACGAGTACAACCAGTCACTGCTGGAGTCCATCGACAGGTTGAAGATCAAGCAGGGACTTGAGGGTGTCACGGCAACCGATGTTGACAAGCGTGACGGCGCCAACCAGTTGGAGGCGGCCCGCCGCCAGTTGCGCTCTCTGGAGTTGAGCCGGCCCACAGGCGGCTCTGCCCTTGAAGAGGCCGCCCATGCAAAGAAATTGTTTGAGGCGAGGGACCGGTACGCAGGCTTGGCCAATAAGGATGAGGCCCTGCGCAACGCTGAGGAAGTGGGTGTAGCGCGCCAGAACGAACTGCGCAAACTGCAGGAGGCCGCCGCCCAGAAGGAAAAGGACAAGTTGGCATCGCTGATGCCAGGTGGCAAGGAGCACTTGACAGAAGTTGCGGATACTCGCGGCCACTCCGCAACCGACAACACGCTCCAAACCGCGATGACCGACTACCAGACGGAGTTGTCTCTGGTCAAGGCGAAAGAGTCCGACAAGCTCAAACTTTTGAACGGCATGCGCAGTGCCAACCTGCTGTCGCAGGAGGGTTTCTACGCGGCTGAGATTGCGCTGGCACGCCGGTCGGAAGCGGCCGAACTCGAGGCTATAACCAACGGGTTGGACTCGATCAAGGCGGCCTACGCGAAAGAAAAGGCAACCATCAACGCTGATCCGAAACAGAAGGACAAGCCCGGAGCGCTCGAGAAACTGGACAACACCTACCAGTCGGATGTAGCCAAGCTGGAGGCCGAGCGCCAGAAGAGAGTTGACGACGCCAACACAAGGGAGATGCTTCAGGAGATTGCGTTCCGAGGGCAACTCAACAAGGCCCGCACCGACGCGCGGGCGATTGACCTGAAGGACTCTACGAACGACGCTAGGCGGAAGGAGGCGGTGGAGACGGCCGACAAACTTCGCTACGCGAGTGCTGACGAGGCGGCAATCATCACCGCGCGCGCCACGGAGCAGGCCAGACTCAACAAGGAACTCGAGGCTTACGACAAGGTCACACACAGCCTGACCAAGAGCCTGCAGGATGACATTGAGCTCGGCTCCATCGGAAACGAGACGGAGAAGGAGGCAGCAGTAAGGCTTGCTGACCACGCGGATGAAGTGCTTGCTCTAACGGCAGCTCGTAAAAAGTACAGGGACGAACTCGCACTGCTGGTACCCAAGCAAGTCGACAAGGCCGGTGCTGACGCGGCAGGTAAAACTGAGGCCGACAAACTCGCTGAAAGCAAGTGGCAAGTCGGTGCCAAGAAGGCCCTTGATGACTACGCACGTTCCGCCAATAACGTGGCCAAGTCCACTGAGGCTGCGTTCACCAAGGCGTTCAAAGGCATGGAGGATGCGCTGTTGAAATTCGTCAAGACCGGTGAGTTGAACTTCTCCGACTTGGCCAACAGCATCATTGATGACCTGCTACGCATCGCTATTCAGAAGTCCATCACCGGCCCGCTGTCCTCCGCGATGGGCGCTTCCGCGGGCCCCGGTGGATGGATCGCCTCGCTGTTCAGTGCCAACGGCAACGCCTTCACCGGCTCCGGTGTTCAGGCCTTCGCCAACGGTGGAACCTTCTCCAACGGAATCTTTAACACCCCGACAGCGTTCAGGTTTGCCAACGGTGGCAAGTTCAATACCGGCGTGATGGCCGAGGCTGGACCCGAGGCTGTGATGCCGCTGACCCGCGGCCCGAGTGGCAAGTTGGGTGTGCAGGCCAGTGGCGCCAGCGGTGGAAACCTGACCGTCAACATCATCGAGGCGCCGGAGAAAGCCGGCAAGGTCGAACGCCGATCCGAGAACGGTGTGGACATGCTGGACGTGTTTGTTGAGAGCGTGAAGTCCTCGATCGCAGGGGACATCGCCAAGGGCTCCGGTGCCGTGCCGAACGCCATGGCCCGCACCTACGGACTTAACCGCGCATACGGAGCATAGACATGGCAGCATGGCCCGGAACACTTCCCAACCCGCAGTCCGAGGGTTACACGGTCAGTCCGCAGGACCAAACTGTGCGCACTCAGATGGAGGTCGGCGCCGATCGCACGCGCCGGCGCACGTCCGCGCGCAACGACCACGTGGGCGTCTCGTGGCAGATGAGCGACACGCAAATCGCGGCCTTCCGTACATGGTTTGACAACCCCGCTGAGAACGCCGGTGGCGCGTCGTGGTTCACCGTCAATCTGGCGCTTGGAAACGGCGGCATCAGTACCGTCAATGCCAAGTTTATCGGCCCCTTCAAGACGGCGCACCTTGGTGGCCTGCAGTGGTCTGTGACCGCCGATCTGGAGATTCGTTAATGCCCGACTCGACCCTTTCCCAAGCGCTCAAAGAAGCGTACGCGGCGGCCCCCGCCGGCGTCATCATTTACCACACGCTGGAACTGTGGCACTCAGCGTTCAGCTCACCCGTTCGGGTGGTCAGGGACAACGTTGACCTCACGGCCACCCTTGAGTCCACAGCGCCTCGCAACGCCAGCACAGCGGTCACCTTCGTGGCTTTTTCGTTCGACTTCACAAAACCCGAGGTGAGCGATACGGGTGTGCCGGAGATCACCATCGAGATCGACAATGCAGATCGCTCGATCGTGGCCAACATTGAAGCAGCCATGGGCAGCACGGAAATGATCCAGGTGATCTACCGGGAGTTCATCAACACCGACCTGTCAGTGCCGCAGAACAACCCGCCGATCATTATGACGATCACCGGGATCACGGCCACAGCGTTCAAGGTCACGGCTAAGGCGGGTTTCCCGAACCTCGCCAACCGCAAGTTCCCGACCGACGAATACGACCCCACCGTCTACGTGGGCCTGACGGTATGACCTGGGGGGACTACATCGGAATCCCTTGGGAGGCCGGAGCTCAGGGCCCCGAAGCTTACGACTGCATGGCGTTCTTTCGGCTGATCCAGGGACGCCACTTTGGCATTGAAGTGCCAAAGGTCATCGCGCCCGACTACGACGATCCGAATGCCTTGGTCGATCTCATGCAGAACCATGAGGAGCGCCAGCGGTGGCTGCGTATTGAGAAGCCCGAGCACGGTTGCGCAGTGCTGGTGCACCGGCCAATGCACGTAGGTACCTGGATTGACGTGGACGGTGGTGGAGTGCTCCACTGCGTGAGAGGGATAGGCGTGGTCTTTTCAAACAACAGCTCGTGGCGGCTCAGTGGCTTTGGCCGGCGCGAATACTTTAGGCACACCCCATGACAGCCCAGGTCCATTATCTTGAAAACGTTCTCGTTCCGCAGGGCCGCAGACTGGTCGCCATAGAGGAACCCTTGACCGTGCGTGAGTTGGCTCCGCATAGTTGGGTGCGCCCCTTCATTGCTATTCTGGACGGCGAGCCAGTGCTGCGTGCTGACTGGGAGTTGGTCATTGAGGACGGCCAGTCATTGGCGTTCATCGATGTATCGGCCCTCCCCCAGGATACCGGTGGGGGCGGCTCTGACCCCCTGCGCACGGTGCTGATGATCGCCGTGCTCGTGATGGCACCTCAGATCGGCGCCCTCATGGGACCCGGTATGTTTGGCGCTGGGGTGTTTGGCATGAGTGCTGCGGCTTGGACCACCGTGGCGGCCGTCACCGGCATGGCGTTGGTAAACGCAGTTATTCCCGCCCCCAAACTGCCCTCCACGATGCAGTTGCCGACCCCCAGTCCGACGTACTCCGTGGGTCTGCAGGGAAACAGTGCGCGACTCGAGTCCGCCATCCCCGAACAGTTCGGACGGATGAAGGCCTACCTCGACTTCGCCGCAATCCCCTATCAGGAGTACGCGGGCAACGAGCAGTACGTTTACCAGTTGATGGCCGTTGGTCGGGGTTTTTACAACATCGAAGGAATTTATATTGAGGACACCCTTGCCTCAACTTTCACTGAGGTCACGACCCAGATCGTGGAGCCCTACCAAATCCCCGGACTGTTCCCGATCAACGTCGTTACCAGTACTGAGGTGAGTGGACAGGCGCTGACCTGTATCAACGTCACGGCGTACAGCCAGGCGGGTACGGCCAGCGTATCGTGCACGTCGGTGGGTCACGGTCTTGCTGTGGGTAATGAAATCTATTTCACCCCTGCCTCCGGCGCCACGCCGGCGGATACCTACACGATCACCAGCACACCGACCGCCGACACGTTTGTGTTCCAGTCTTCGTCCCGCACGACGTCGGGAACGGGTAGTGCCGCGCTGTGGGTCGGCGGCTTCATTGCCAACGCCTCCGGCACGAGTGTGACGGATATCGGCATGGACTTGGTCATGCCCAAGGGAGTCTTCTACGCAAACGACAACGGGTCGCTTGCGGCTATGACCATCACGGTGCTGTACGAGTGCCGCACGGTGGACCTTGTGGGTTCACCCACCAGCGCGTACGCGACGATGGGTACTGTTGTTTTCACGAAGGCGTCCAACACACCCCAGCGCACTTCGAATAGTTACGCCCGGACCGGGCGCGTGCAGGTGCGGGCCCGGCGGGTTGATCTGGAGAACACCGCCAGTCGCGTCGGCCACAGTGTGATCTGGACCTCCATGCGGGCGTACCTGCCCATGAATGGAACCTACGGGGACGTCACGCTGATCGCCATGAAGATGCGCGTCACCAACAACTTGTCGGCCCAGGCGGCCCGCAAGATTAACGTGATCGCCACCCGTAAACTGCCAGCGTGGAATGGCTCGGCCTGGGACTACACCACCGCTGTGTCGGCCACGCCACCCACACGCTCCATCGCGTGGGCACTGGCCTACACAGCCAAACAGGCGGGTCTGACGGACGCCCAGATCGACCTTGCCAGCCTGCTCACCTTGGATACCATATGGACGACCCGCGGGGACTACTTTGACGGACGCTTCGACAACTTCTTGAGCTTCTGGGAGGCGATCACAAAGATTGCCTCAGCCGGTCGCACCAAACCTTACATGCAGGGCGGTGTGCTCCGCTTTGTGCGCGACCAGGCAGCGAGCATTCCGGTGGCCCTGTACTCGATGCGCAACATCATCAAGGGCAGCTTCAGCATCGACTACCTGATGCCCACAGAGGACTCGTCCAACATCGTTAAGGCCGGTTACTTTGACAACACCACGTGGGCACCGGCCTCCGTGCAGACCCCAAAGATCGGCTCCAATGCCGACCGCATCACAAAGATCGACCTGTTCGGTGTCACCGTGCGCGCTCAGGCCTATCGCGAGGCCTTGTACCATGCGGCCGCCAACGTGTACCGTCGCCGCATCATCAAGTTCCGCACGGAGATGGACGGGTTCGTCCCGTCCTTTGGAGACTTGATCGCGGTGCAGCACGACATGCCCGGGTGGGGGCAGGGTGGAGAGGTCACCGATTGGGATAGCGGCACGCGTACGCTCACGCTGTCTGAGGCTCCCGTTTGGGGTAGCGGCACCCACTACATTGCGTTGCGCAGACGCGACGGCTCCGTTGAGGGACCCTACGCGGTTACCGCTGGTGGGGCCACCAATCAGTTGGTGCTTGCCGTAACCCCCTCCAGCACACCCTACACGGGACAGACCGAAGAGCGCACCCACTACTCCTTTGGCTGGGCAGAGACCTACCGTCAGCGCGCCCGTGTACTGGCTGTGCGTCCGTCGAGCCTGTATCAGGTGGAGATCGAGTGCGTCAACGAGGACGACAATGTCCATACGGCGGACACCGGCGCCTCGCCGACCGTGCTGGTTACCAGCCAGTTGGCGGGTTTCCAGAACGCACCGGTTGTGACTGGACTCGTGGTCACTGCGGCGTACACGGCGCGCCACTTGGTCTACGCGTCGTGGCAGCCGGCCGCTTGGGCGGACTACTACACGGTTCAACTCAGTCCGGACAACGTCAACTGGACCACCGTAGTGGCCAACACCACTGACACCAGTTTCATCGGAAAGTCCACCAATGAGGCGACGTCCTACATTCGCGTGGCGGCCACCGGCCTGGCGCGCGGCCCATGGGCGTTGGCAACCTACACCGTAGCACCACTTGCGGATGTCGGGGGCATGACCTACACCGTTTCCGCCGCTGGGATTCTGCTGTCGTGGAGCAAACCGCTGGATGCCGATTACGCCGACACCACCATCAAGGTGGGTTCAAGTTGGGCGTCGGGAACTGAGCTATACACCGGATCGGCAACCTCGTACTTGTGGCCTCGTCCGGGAACCGGCACCTACACGGTATGGGCAAAGCACAACGACTTCTCCGGTGTGTCGTCTTCCACCGAGCAGTCCATCACGGTCATATACACAGAGTCTTCGATGGACACGTCCTCGATCACACTGACCAATTCCGGCACGTTAACGGGTGCAGGCGGGGGCACCATCGACTTGGGTTCGATCAGCGGTGCGCTCACAAACAACCAACTCGATGACGGCACCATTGGCTCAACAAAATTCCTGCTTGCATCGAGCAGCGGCAGCAACAAGTGGCTGGACCCGAACTTCTTGGACCCGAACGCTTGGCTGCTGTGTAACTGGGGGACCTTCCCCCTGCAGGGCAGTCCGAGTGACGGTATTTCAGGCACTACAACTCTTCGCAGTCAAACGGGCGGGCCGTCCTCTGCATACGGAAAATACCGCATCCAGGTAACCAAAGGAAAGTACTACAAGGTGTCGGCAAAGGTCCGTAGTGTGGGGGCCAACGGCACACTCTATATTTGCGTTGACGCCTACTCCACCAAGGGGTCCGGTGGGTACAACCAGGTCTCTGGTTCGGTCAACAACGTGACTGTCACGGCTTCTTGGGCCGAGTACGCGTTGACATGGCTTGCCACTACCTCATGGGCGTCTCCGATGGTACTGGTTAACTACGGGGGTACGGCGGGCTACATGGAGGCCCAGGATATTCGGATCGAGGAGTTGGTGACAGGTGACCTGATAGTTGACGGTACTATTAAGGCAACCAAGATCGACACTCGGGGTCTGGATATTAAGGATGCGGCGGGTAATGTGATTCTGGCGGCGGGTACGGGACTGGATTTTTACGGGCGCTTTAACTCCACTACAACGACAGGTCTTCCTGCGGCTGGCTCTGTTCTGATCAACGCTGCTGGCGTGGATATTAAAGGCAATACAGTTACCAAAGTCAGCTCACTTCCTGGATGGGACGCCAGTTTTTATTCAAAGGATGGATACGCAGGTGGTGCGTATGTATCGTTTGTACCGGCAACTACAACGGGAGGGGTAGTAATTGGCTTAAGTACAAACCCCACGGCGTCCCTTAGTTACAGCTCAATAGCGTATGGCTGGCAGGCTTCGCCGATTGGAACCCTTTACTGGCAGGAGGGGGTATCTGCTGCAAAGCTTGGAAATTACGCCGCGGGCGATGTTTTGGCTATTTCTTATGACGGTGTGACTGTACGTTATATTAAAAACGGTGCGGTTATGCGCACGGTAACGATCGCGATTACCGACCCCCTTTATGCTGATAGTTCGTTCTATTATGCAAACTCTACGGCAACCAATATAGTTTTCGGCCCCATGACTAGCAATGTGTGGGACGCAGTGGGGGGTGTTGGAAAACCCTCAAACTACTCGACCGCTGATGTGTTTCTAGTGAACGGCGCGGGTATGACCATTGTCGGCAACACGGTCACAAAAACCGGGGGTCTGGCAAACAATTGGGACTCCGGGTTCTATTCGCAGGACGGTTTTCAGAATGGGGCGTTCGTCAGCTTTGTTCCGCAACAGAATAACGCGTACCTCATGATCGGTCTGAACCAGGACCCGACTACGAATAATGAATACTGGTCCATCGACTACGCCATAGAGTGCGAACCGGGCGGTGTCATACGTTGCTGGTTAAGCGGTGTAGAT